TTTGCAATAACATTATTTGCAAGCAAGGCAATATCGACAACGGCATTATCACCCAAGAAGGAACCCGCTCCATCAGGAATACGTAATCTAAACACTTCAGTATCTCTGATAGTAGCTATTGGTTTTGTGATGTAACCAGAACCAGTAGAAGTAGTAATAATGAAGTCAATAGCACCTAGCTTTTGTGTAACTATAACTAAAGAATCGTTCAAAGCTGTAGATACTGTAGCAGATGATAGGTTGGCATTCCAGTTGTAAACGCTGTTTGCTCCAGCTTGTCTTAATACAGCAGTATTAGATGATGCAGCGGCTGGTGTTTGTGATGTGAATCTAATTGTTGAATTGCCAGGGAAGTAATCATGGACGACCATAGTCTTAAAGTAACCTAAATCATTAGGAGACGTATTACCAATCATCCAACTGGAACCATTGGTAAATGTATTATTAGCTACATCACTATCTAATGTGACATCATTCGAACTTGCTATCCAACTTACATTTAAACCATTTGATGTACTAGGTCCTGCTATGGGATTATACAAGTAAGCGTTGGCTGTTACTTGAGAACTATTTGAGAAGTAGGCTACTGTATTACCAATTTGTATCTGACTATTGGTAAAAAACCCACCAACAATATCCTGATTGATATCTTCCAATCTAAATGGTTCTTTAATACCACCAACTTTAAATGCAGCTCCATCACCGCCAACACCACCAGCAATAGTAACAATTGCATTGGCTCTATAACCTGATCCTTGTTGGTTTAGTGTAAAACTTAGTCTACCATTAAAGGTCTCTACTTCATTAATAACAACTCTACCTTCAATGCCATTACCAACTAGATCAGTCTCTTCACCAAGAACAAACTCTGATCCATTAGAAGTTAGAACAACACCTTTAATACCAGCAATACATTTTAGTTTAAAATCTTCTTCTTCCTTAGTAAAAATTTTTTCGTTATGCTCAAATTCACTAACTGTTGATATATCAGATAAAAGCAGCTTAGCAACCAATTTACCCTTAACATTTTTAACAAGCACTTGTTGTACACGAGCTTGTGCACCAGACGAAACACCATAGATAAATCTACCAGTCCAGTTTTCAACTTCTTCTGAATAAGGAACCTGAAGATATTGGTCAAACTCCCATTGACCATCAGAAGGTTTGAATGTTTGATCAAATGGATCTCTGACTTCCACATCAATGCCATAGATTCCGAGCATTAATGCTTTGAATCCATCTATAGAGCCTTTAGCTCTATAAACATCTATAATTTGTTTTAGGAAGATATTAAAACTAGAAGTTTCATCTGGAAAATTCAGCAGATACTGTTTACGCCACAAGTCTTCTACTTTACCAACAAACGTTGAACCCGCAGCAGTCCATACAGAGTTGGCACTTGTATATTGACCGCCCGTATCTTTTAGATACTGTTGATAATATTCGACTACCTCATCAACATCATTCAGCTTAATCATATTCTTGGCGGCAGATTCAAAATTGCCGCCAGTATGAGCATAGTTGTAATACTCTTGAATCATCTTAATGAACAGAGGACCATCATCAACATAATATGAAGGAACCTGATTGTGAATCAGGTCCGAAGTGAATCTGTGTTCTTCACCGTCTCTAAAATCTCTGTATGCAGTTTTTGCACTAGACATTAGCTGTTTCTCTTTCAGCAATAGCTACTACTCTGACATCAGTAGAATCAATTAACAGAATTTGGTTGTTAACTGGATTAATGTCGAATAGAGCTGGAGCGGCTGTTATTTTTAAGTATGAACCTGCAAAGTCATTAATGAAAAGTCTGTTGATAAAAACTTTACCTATCAAATAATCTACAGTACCTACATTAGGATTAACTACCTCTTCAACACCACCATCACCAGCAGAAACGAATGTTAATAAGCCTTTGCCATCATCAACAATTCTGCCATTTCTCCCATTAGAAGTAAAAAATGTTGATGATACAACTGGATTATTTGAATCAACAGAACCTCTTAGTGCATTACTAAATTCAATATTAAATGTATTTTCTGTTCCAATTGTAGGGACAAGTCTTTTTGTTAAAGAAATACTACCACCAGATCCCAAGATAGAAGGATCTAGATCATCTATCTCACCAGCAAGTTTAGAAGCTCTCAATGTGCTATTAAACTTACCAAGATTTGTTTCACCAAACGAAATAATTTTATTTGCAACCTTGGTGGTTATGCCACCAGCAGTCAAAGTTGTTTTGTCTGGATCAAATGTAACTTGATATATCAATTCTAAGTAAATATAACTTGGATCAATAATCTCAGGTTTGATACCTATTACAGCTTTTTCTTTTAAAAAGTTCAGTATGTCACTTTTCTCAATTTCAGTGAGTGTTTCGCCAATAGAAGGTCTCAGTGCTAAAAATACTTTACCAAATTGTGGAGGATTAGCTTCCTCACCACCATATGCTTTAATTGATTTCAAAGCTGGAAACTGAGTTTGTAGGATCAAACGATAATCATTAGCTGTAACAGCTCTGTTCTGGGTTGTATAATGTCTAGGTGCATTGAACTTAATACTTTCATTGGACTCTTCAAACGCACCACCAGAGACAGGTGATATTGTAGTAACAGTAACACTTGTTGCATCTGTTATACCACCAGTATATGTAAACACATCAGCGCCGTTTGCTTCGTCACCATTCGTTGCACAATAACTTACTGTGACAATATTACCAGTTTGAATTTTACGGCCAAAGACACCGTCACCAAAAACTATTCTATATTGATTACCAGTATAACCTTCAAGGTAGTATACAGTACTTGTTGTATCAACACCCAATACTGTTTGTGCTCTCGTAAATCTTGTAGTTGTATTATCGCTTGCACTATTTTTTACGATAACGTCAAGATTGTTGATATCTACATTATCATTTGGAATCACATATTTTTGAGGTGCTGTTTCATCATGTTCTTGATAAGTAAAGCTCAAAAGCTCACCTTCAAATAGTTTCACATTAGTAGCTCTGTAACCTGTTCCAAATGGTAACGCAGTAAATGCTCTAATGGTAGCAAATGTAAATGTTCGACCGTCACTCTCTGCAGTAAAAGTTGTACCTTTAGGAATAGTTACTGAACTTGGATCACCACTAACTTGAATATCTAATGTTACAGTAGCTGATCCAGCAACTGCACTTCTAGGAACATAATTAAGCTCTTTAGCTCTGGATAAGATTGATTCTCTTAATAAGGCTGTATCCAAGAACATCTCGTTGGCAACCATATTAACATAATAGCCATTGTAGTAGGTGTTGTATGCTAAAATATCAATTAGATTAGACAGATTAGAACCATCAAAGTCGTAATCTTTAAATTCAGTAACAGTTTTTAAGAACCCTTTGATGGATGTCTTAATATTATCAAAATCTAGATCTGTGATATTAAGGTTTGTAGATGCCATTATCTTTGTCTCTCTAGTACAACATTTAGATTAATTGGTTTTGCATTTCCTACTATTGCAAAAGTTACTGTAACAACTAATCTATTGTCATCTGCATCTGGTGAAGCCTTGACTTGAATTAGTTTTGCTCTTGGTTCATGGTTCAAGATTGTAGCTTCTATCTTATTTTCAATCTGTGAAGCTGTTAGCCTACTAAAATTCTCAAACAACATCATTCTTACATTACCACCAATCTCTGGTTGAAACAACCTTTCGTAGGTATTGGTAGAGATGAGGTTGACTATTGACCGCTTTACAGCTTCCTCATTAGTAATCATTAACAAATCTTTCTTCTTCGGATGGACCGTAAGATTTGTTGGAATATCACTAAAGATTTTCTTTTGCTGTACAGTTTTAGTCGCCATAGTTCTATTTATATGTTAAATCCTACTGTGGTCCAGATGTAGTACCAGCGCCCGTGCCTGGTGTATCTGTATGTGTATGACCTTTACCGCTGATACCAGCTGATACATGGTCACCTGAAGCTGTAGATGTACCAGTGATATTAATATCACCAGTTAAATTTATATTACCAGTCCAGTTAGTTGTTGGTACATCAACAGTTGCGCTCTGATCGATCTTAATGTTTGCTGTACCTTTTACTACAGCTTCTACATTACCCTTTACAGTGCTTGTTACATTACCACCAACATCAACAAACATGTCTTTGCCTACAATAGCCTCAAGATCAACACCTGTAACAACGGTGGCTGACTCTTCAACTCTAATATCAGCATACTTTGCAACTTGAATCTTAGCATTACCATCTACATACAACTCCAAGTCACCCGATACTCTTGCTTTGTTATCACCATATGTCATCTGCCAGCTGTTAGAACGTATCTCTACTTTATCACCATTTGGATGAATCTCTTCCATCGTACCAGACTTATGATATATACGAATTCGTTCAGCATTTGGTGTATCATCAAGCTCTAATATATGACCACTTGTTGTCTTAATAACTTTATTGTTAGGATACACAGCACCAAAAGCAGAAGGAGGATTGTTAATAGCTTCATCAATAATGTCACCAATAGTATTGACGCCTCTAGCTTCTTCTGCTGTATCAGGAACATCTACTCTAAACGGATACTCGCCGTTTGGATCATTGAATCCTTTTTCGACATCTGGTAACTGTTGTGGTATACCATGCCACGTGCCAATTATCATTGGTTGTTGTGCTTGCTCTCCATCTAAGAAGAATCCAAATACATAGGAACCATTTACCATACCATGAGGACTAACACCAATACCTGATACACTTGCTGATGTAGTTGGCATCATAACTTGAGCCCAAGGAAGATCTTCAGTCTTAACAATTTTTTTATCTGAAGTGTGGTGACCTAATACACGAACGCGCACCCTGGACACTTGTTCCGGATCTTTAATGTCTTCAACAACTCCAAAGAACCATATGAAGCCATCGTAACCAAAAAACTTCTCATCAACACCAACAGGCATTACTCACCCTTTTCAATTTTATTTTTAAATCCAGATTTTCTAAGCTCTAATTGTGTAACACCACGTTCGAGACCTATATTATTTCTGACTCTTATTACTAAGTATTTACCAGAAAGATAACGATCGTTTTCAAATGCAGTCTTAGTACTATTATCCTTAGGTACATTAAAATTAACTGTTTGACCTACCTTGATTCTTGTAGTAATAGGAAGTGACAGAGAAACAACAGTATCATTCATCTTCACCCTAGACATCTGACGATCAAGATAGAAGTCTTCATAATTTGCTGGTAACTCATCACTCTTAGAAAGTGCAGATAACTGTCTAGGTTTATCCCTGAGATTAGTAATAAATGCATATTCCAATGCACCCTCATTAGCTACCACATTCTCAAACTGCTTTGTGTTAGTTCTTTCAGATTCAGTTTTTGCAAGGTTCTGATCGTTATCA